AAATATGAATCATTCAACTATTCACCAGCAAGTCGGCAACGTAGTAGAAAAGAATGTACTTGTTAAAAACGCATTGACAAAGATTGAACCCAAAAAAGTACTTGAGATAGCATGTGCGCCCGGTATCCTTTTAGGAGATTTATCAGAAGAGTTCAAATGTACTGGTATTGAGATAGACGAAAGATACAAGAACGACATTCAAGGACTTGCCAAAGATTCAGACTTACACTTCGGTTTCTTTCCTGAGGTTACTGGCAATTGGGAAAGTGAACAATTCTCAAACATAATCGCTTTAGATGTCATTGAGCATATTGAAGATGGCAAAGGATTCTTAGAGGAATGTCACAGACTTTTGGTTAATGGTGGAAGATTAATTATTCAAGCTCCAATGATTTTAGAGGATGGCTTATATGAGGAGAGAATGTTTCACGAAATAGAACATATCTGGATTTACGACGTTAACCACATGAAGCAAATGTTAATTGAACAAGAATTTAAAATTGTATCAGTTGAAAGATTTGTATTAGGACATGAACAAATAGTAGCAGAGAAATGAAAATAGTTTATTGGGATGCTCACTATGATGAACTTGAAAGAGTTAATCACTATTTAAAATTAATTGGTTTAGAATGCGAAAGGCATTTAGATAATAAACCTCCTGATGAATTTGATTTATTATTTGTACATGAAGCACATTTTGCAGGAGCAATTCCACAACATAGGAGAAAAGACTGTATCATTGTTTTTTGCCTTCATCCAATTCATATAAATCAATACTATCAAATGGGATTCACAAGAGCTATCCTGAAAAACTCAGAACATAAAAAAAATTGGATAGGCGAAGGAGTAGTTTTACCTCCATTAGTTAATGTTTACGAACCAGCTCCAGTTAATGACAAGTTAGTTTCAATCATTCACTTTTATAGACAAAGAGATGAACAAGGCTATCATTCAGCTATGAACTTAGGAGCTTTAGTTTATGGACAAGGAAACGATTTAGGAGAGGCAAACGACCACGAATTGTTCAAGGAAGGAATGAAAGCTTTATTCCACGTCAAGAGGTGCGGTTATTTATGCAATGCAGTTATTAAGGCTATAAGTTACGGAGTTCCAATTATTATGGATAGAGGTACTTACGACTATGGATACCAAGATATTCTCATACCTAATTATAACATGGCGGTATTTGGCGAGGATTACAACTTAGACGAGATAAGAGAAAACCAACTTAAACATAGATTACTCCTGCACGAACAAACCAAACAATCAGAAATATTAACCTTACTATGAAAATACTTGTAATTATACCAAAACCAATAACTGGTGTTGAATATCACCGTTTATTAATGCCATTTGATAATTTAGGGGAAGGATACGAAGTAACCTCAGTTGAAGCAATAGACCATCAACCTGATTCTTTTATACAACAGTATGATTTAATCTATACAAGTTCAGTAATTAGTAAATTTGGGCATCAGGAAGTACTATGGGAACAATTAAAGAGGTTAGGTATTCCCGTTATTATTGACCGAGATGATGACTGGATGCTACCTCATGACCACTTAATGAAAAGGGATTGGGTTAAAAATAAAACTGCTGAACAAATAGTTTACAATTTTAAGATGGCAGCAGCAGTAACTGTACCTACTGAATACTTAGCTCAAAAAGTTAGACAATTTAACCATAATGTGTTTGTAATACCGAACGCTATTGACTTTAATCAAGCTCAGTTTAAACCTGATCAAAAGGTAAAGGACCTTAAAACCGATAAAGTTCACATTGGTTGGAGTGGTTCAGTTACGCATTTTCAAGATGTAATGATGCTGACTGATACTTTTATGCAACTTAACTCAAATCCTGACACAAGTAAAAAGTATAGAGTAGTTTTGAGCGGATTTACAGAAGGCCAGCAAGTTTGGGAAGAATACCAAAAGATTTTCACATCAGGTTACAAAATAGCAGAGGACCAGTATTGCAGAATTAACGGAATGGATGTCTACACTTACGCAAGTGCTTACGATTTAATGGATGTTGGATTGATACCTTTAAAGGACACCGAATTTAATCGTTGCAAGTCAGAACTTAAAATGATGGAAATGGGTGCAAAGAAGCTACCAGTAGTGGTTTCTAATCAATATCCCTATACCAACATAGCCAAACATGGAATTAACTGCCTAACTGCTAATAAAAAGGATTGGTTCAAAAACATAAAGAGGTTAATTGACAGCAAAGAGTTAAGAGAAGAGTTAGGCGAAGCCCTATATGAAGAAATATTTACCAATTTTAATATATTAAAAATAAACGAGTTAAGAAAGGAGGTGTTTAATTATGTCACAAGGAAGAAATAAAGCTATTGAAAGTCCTGAAAAAATGATGGAACTATTTAGCGCATACAAAAAGAAGGCTAAATCTAATCCAATTTTGAAACATACCTTTGTTGGTAAGGATGGAAAATCGGTTTATGAGGAAAGGGAAAGGGCCTTGACGATGGAGGGTTTTGAATTGTATTGTTTTGAACAAGGCATTATAAGCGATTTGAGCCAATATTTTTCAAATAAGGATGAAAGGTACAGCGATTTTGACGCTATCTGTCACACGATTAGAAAATCCATCAGAGAGGACCAAATCCAAGGAGGCTTAGCTGGAGTTTATAACCCAAGCATAACTCAACGACTAAACGGCTTGACCGAGCGAGTTCAAACTGAGCAGAATATAAACGTCAATAAATTGCCTGAATGGTTGACTAAGCCGATTGAGTAATGTTTAATCCTAACTTTGTTTTTTTAGAGAAGGCAGTAAAGGACAAAAGGATAATAGCTCTTCAAGGGGGTACTCGTTCAGGCAAGACCTACTCAGCTTTACAATGGCTTATCCGATTATGTTTGAAACATCAGGGCATGACCATTTCAATAGTTAGGAAAACTCTTCCTGCTTTGAAGTCGTCTGCAATGCGTGACTTCATAGAGATACTAAATTCAATCGGCTACTATAACGAGTCGGACCATAACAAGTCAGAAAATACCTACCTACTTAATAAAAACCTTATTGAATTCTTTTCAGTTGACGATGCGCAAAAGATACGAGGTAGAAAGAGAGACATCCTATTTGTAAATGAGGCCAATGAGATAGACCTTGAAGATTGGAGGCAGTTACTTTTAAGAACAACTGGTAAGGTTATAATTGACTATAACCCTTCAGATTTTGAGCATTGGATTTATGATCAGGTATTAACGAGGGAAGATTGCGGCCTAATCATTACGACATACAAAGACAATCCCCATTTACCCGATGCACTTAAAAAGGAGATTGAAAGTTTAGAGCAAGCAGACCCTGAATACTGGAAAATCTTTGGTTTAGGGGAAAGAGGCCAACTGATGGGCTTAGTCTTTAACAATTGGACGAATCAATTAGCGGTACCAGATAACGCCAATTTTGTAGGTTATGGTTTAGACTGGGGATTCTCAGCCGACCCTACTGCATTAGTTAGCGTTTGGAAGTATGAACAAGAGTTATACATAAGGGAGGAGTTATACGAAAGAAAGTTGACCAACCAAGACATAGCTGAAAGGTTAAAGGATATGGGCATAGCTCGGAAAGAAATATTTGCCGACTCAGCTGAACCTAAAAGTATTGAAGAAGTGTATAGATTAGGATTCAATATCAAACCAACTCAGAAGGGGAAAGACTCAATCATCAACTCAATAGACATTCTTAGACGCTACCGATTGAACCTGATAGGCAACAACCTACAAAAAGAGTTTAGAACCTACAAATGGAAAACGGACAAAGCAGGAAAGATAGTTAACGAACCAGTTGACTTTAACAACCACTTAATTGATGCTACACGCTATTTAGCTTTGATGAGATTGCAAGAACACAGACGTGGTCAATATGTTACAATTAGGGCCTAAAAAAATATATAGAATAGAATGAAAAGCATTTACTACAATTTAACCTTAAAGGACTTCATAGAACTAAACTCAGTGAAGGGAAGCGACTTGGAAGCGAAAAGGCAAAAGCTTTCAATCTTGTTTAAGGTGGAAAAGGAGTTTTTTGATGGTATGACCTCAGCGCAAGTAATTGAGTTATACTCAGACTTTGAGAAGTTAGAAGCCCAGCCGATTAAGACAGTTTATAAAAACAGAATTAAGATAGGCGGTAGATGGTTTTTTATTGATTACAGATTAAGTCAAATAAGCTCAGCTCAGTTTATTGACATTACTCACTTTGCGAAGTCTAATCCATTGGACAACATACACAGAATAGTGGCAAGTTGTATCAGGCCGATAAGTTGGAGATTCGGAAAAGCAGGAAAGTATAATGGAGATGAACATGACGAGATTAGCGAACTACTTTTGAATCAAATGAAAATCAAAGATGCTTACCCTATCATGCTTTTTTTTTGCACTCTATCAAGCAAATTATCGGACAATATCCTAAACTTTTTCCTGAGTCAAGCGGAAACGATAGAGAACCAGTTGAAAACTTTAACACTAAATGGGGATGGGTTGCAACGATAGATAACCTTGCTGGACATGACAAGACCAAATGGGATTACTTTTTTAACTTAGGACTAAAGGAATTTTTAAATATAGTTAGTTATCACATAGACCACACCGACGAGATAAAGCGACAGAATGCAAGAACAAGACTACACTAATTTACTGAGCGACTTAGGAACTGACTTGTCAGAGCCAGCCGAGTTCAACTCATTAATTGAGGAGGCTGTAATTCGTTTTGTTAATAGTTTGTCTGATGCGATGAAATCTAACCTAACCGAGAAGGATGCTTACTACGCTGACTCGGAACTGGTCCAATCAATAATCACTTTACCTATTGAATCAAACGGAACTACTTTTTCAATGGCTATTGATATGAACTATTATGGTGACTTTATCAATAAGGGTGTAAGCGGTACCAGAAACAAGTTCAATTCTCCTTATTCATTCAAAAAGGAATCAGTTAGTCCAGCCTTTAACAAGTCACTCAGAAAGTGGATCACCAAAAGAGGCATCCCGATTCAAAGTAGGTATTCACAAACTCGCAACTTGACTAAGTCGGCAAGAGCTAAAAAACAAATAGACGAAAAAACCAAAATGGCTTACGCTATGGGAATGGGTATTAAAAGGGAAGGTATAGAACCAACTTACTTTATAGACGATGCCCTGAGTGAAAAGAGCATTCAGACCTTTGCTCAAAGTTTAGCAGATGCCTTAGGAAGGTCCATTTCAGTAACGATAATAAATAAATTCAAATGATAACAATTAACGTATCACCTAATAATTGGCAAAATGTTTACAATGAGCTTTGGTTTAATTTAATAAGTACAAATGCTACTGCACAAGGATTTCAATTCTTGGTGGATATTAACGTCTCAGGACAGACAAACCCAGTAGCCCGCCTTACTTTTCCTAAACAACCGGGTGTTAACTTTGTAAATTTAGATGTTAGCGAAGTATTACGCAACTATGTGACTTATAACTTTCAAAGTTATAATAGTTCTGGGATCAAACATTGCACGAGTTCAAAGGTTGACTATTGGATAGAGTTTGGAGAGGTTTATAACAATGCCTCAGGGATTCCGACTATTTACCCTAATTTAGTAAGTTATAATACAAGTGGAGATAACGCTCACTCAACAAATGCGATTTTTGACTTTTTAGACTGGAGCAAAACGGCCTTTACAAGTTTAAACATTGGACCACCCGAAAACTCTTTAAAGACTTTGAACCAAACTACCTACCAAGAGAAGTTAAGATATGGAGAAGAAAGGTTTTTAACTGTCTTTGACCGAGAAGGATTGTTCAGCAATATCAATGTGCAAGTGCTTGATAAAAATTTTACAACTCTAATCCAATCCAATGCAAGTTTTACCACATATGGTTCAATCGTTTCAATCAATGTAGCTAACTCAGGGAACTCAACTGGATACTATAAGATTGTTTATGATGCTGCCTTTGATTATTCAGATGCGGTTTACTACCGAGTTAACGGGCAGAACACGAGCGGAAGTGGAGCGATAACTTATTTTAGTAGAACTTTTGTAATTGACAAGAGCTGTCAAAAGTATTCGCCTATCCGTTTACATTGGTTGAATAACTTAGGTGGTTTTGATGCGTTTACTTTTACAAAGGTTAGCAGAAACTTTACTGACATAGAAAGGAAAATGTTTAAGAAGTTTCAACCTTTAAACTATCCTAAAACCTTTAGAGCTAAGACAGACTACTACACTAAGTTTACCGATACGATTCAGATTAACTCAGATGGATTGACTGATGCTGAATGGGTTGGCCTAAAAGAGTTAGTCCTTAGTCCAGTTGTCATGATGGAATACGGAGCAACCTATATACCCGTAAACATAAAGGAAACCAACTACGAAGAAAAGCAATACGTCAATGACAGACAGTTGAGCAGTTTAAGTTTGACACTTGAGTACACCTTTGACAATTACAGACAATCACTATGAACCAAACAGAATTAAAAATAATAGCTTACAACTCATCAGGTATAGTGAGTAATACTTGGAATGTTGACCTTTATGATAGTGTTCCTATGCCTATTAATAAGTCAATAGTTGACATTAGAGAACCTGACAAAAGACAGAGCGACTATTCAAAAAGCTTAACCATACCCGGTACCGCAAACAATCATCAAATATTCTCGGCTATTTTTAATATTGACCGCTCAACAATAAATAGTTCAACCTTAAATTTTAACCCTGACTTTAATCCAAACTTAAAAGCTGATGCGATACTTTACAGAAAAGGAATAGCTCAGCTAATAGGTTACATACAATTGGTTAGTATTAAAAATGTTGATGGAGCAATTGAATACGAATGTGTAATAATAGGTAAGTTCGCTAACTTGTTTCAAGATTTAGGTGAATTAAATTTAGCTCAATTGGACTTGTCAGAGTTTGACCATGTATGGAATAAAACAAATGTTCAAAATTCATGGGCTACATCAATCATTAAGAACGGGACTACCTATGTAAACTTTAATGCAAGCGGACAACCTAACGGAGCTGGTTATGTTTACCCATTAATTGACAGAGGCAATTCAAATACTTCAGCTGAGAACGACTACAACTTTGGTACTATGTATCCTGCGGTATATGCTAAACAAGTAGTTGATTCTATTTTTGCTGGAGCAGGTTATAGGTATGAATCAAACTTTTTCAATTCGCAAAGATTTAAAAATTTAATTATCCCTTATTGCGGTGGGGATTTCAGAATGACAGAGGGAGAAGTTGAGAATAGAACTTTCTTAATGACTAATTCAACTGGCTTAAGTTTTACAAGTTCAGACCAATATAGGTCAAGCGTTTATAAAATAGCTTTTAACACTAACGGAAACGATACCAACCCTTCAGGAGTTAGCACAGTTAATCATGAATGGACTTGCCCAGCTGGATTAGGTGGTAAATATAGATTTGCAATTGAAGGCAATATTAATATAACTGGAACGGGTACTGGATTTTGTAAGTTTAATTTTGGGATAAGAGTAAATAGGGGAGGAAGTGTTTTATCACAAATTGCAACAGATTACAGAACAGCAGCGGTAGGGAATTCAGGAACAATAAAAATTGAATCAGGTTTATTTGACATACAAGCAGGCGATAAAGTTTACGCAGTAGCTTATTATGAAAGTTATGTAGGAGCTGATGCAAGATTATTTACTTTAAACTTTCAAACTGGATTTGATTTTTACTCAAACCCTCAAGCCAATTATCAAGAAGGCCAAACAATTGACATAGTATCAGCCTTACCCGAAAAGACAAAACAAACCGAGTTCCTTCAGTATTTAATTAAGATGTTTAATCTTTATGTTGAGGTAGACAAGATTGATTACAAGAAATTAATTATTGAGCCGAGAGATGAATTTTACTTAGACGAATACGAAGACTTAACAGATTATTTAGACGTATCGCAGGAGCTTGAAATTAAACCTATGGGTTTACTTGACTTCAGAGTTTTTGAGATGACTTATAAATCAGATTCAGACGAGTTTAATAAACGTTATGAAGACGTTTACCGAGAGCCATTTAGTAAAATTAATTTCACTATCAACAACGACTTTATTCGTGATTCTAAATTTATTGATTTAGGTTTTAGTGCGACTCCTTCAGCTGATGCAAAAACGAACGATAGGATAATTCCAAAAATAAGACCTCAAGACCCCTCAACTGATTCAAGCAATTTGCCAGTTTACAACATCAGAATTCTTCAATACGGAGGATTAGTTAATACAAGTCAAGGATGGAATTTGTACTATAACGCTACGGCAATCCAAAATTATACACAGTATCCTTATGCAGGAATGCTGGACAAGATTGTAGCACCTACTTTTAGCTTAGAGGTTACACTTGCAAAGGCTTATTTTTATGGTAGCAAACCTGACATCACTACGGCTAACCTTTACAATTCTTATTGGCTTAAAACAATTACTGAAATAACTGATAAAGATTCAAAATTAGTCAGCGGATATTTTCATTTATCGCCTAATCAATTGGCTAATTTGTCATTTAGAAAGTATTACAGAATAGACCAGCAGTATTACCGACTTCATCAAGTTGAATACGACTTAAATTCAAATGAGCCAGTACAAATAGAATTCCTAAAAATCAAAACAGCTCCTAATTTTATACCTCAAACCACAACAACAAACGGAGGCAGCGGAACTTTTACAACCGATATGCCTAATTTGCCAATTCAAGACTTGCCAACTTTAGACAAGTCAAGCAATACTGGGTTTTTAATTGACCGAGAAAAGACCTATACGGATATTATTTATACTAATGACTCATTTGTTTTTACTGATTACAGTCAAAAGATTTGGTTAGTAAATGGAGCATCAAGAGTTTATTTGCCTGATGCAACTATAATCAAACCAAAAACGGGTTATCCTATAATAGTAATTCATAATCAAGGTTCAGATGTATTTGCTTACCCAATAGCTGGACAAACTATTGAGGGTGATTCAAGTTTTAAAATAAAAGGTAGGCATACAATTTGGGTAGCTCCAGTTAATGGGAATTGGTCAATCATATTAAACAACAATACAAATGCTGGATAAATTTAAAGAGCTTATTGAAAAATGCGAGTTAACCGAGTTAGTTAAATTAATTGATTCGGCTGATTCAACTATATTAAGTATAATAATCAAAACAGAAAACGAGGTACTGAATGGCTAAAAATGAAGTAGTAATAGAAACCAAAGTTGTAACTGGTGACAGTGCGGCAAAGATTGAAGAAGTCAGTAAGTCAACGGATAAACTCAACGACAACTTAAAGGAAACCCAAAAGGAAGCCAAAGAAACTGAGAAGAAATTAGACAAAGCTACTGATGCGGTTGGGAAAATGCCCGGTCCTATTGGAGCTGCTGTGGATGGTTTTAAAGGTATGCTTAATTCTTTCAAAGCTATTATTGCTTCTCCAGTAGGAATGGTATTGGCTGCGGTTGCAGTTGTAGTTGGTTCATTAGTGGCTATATTTTCAAAATTCAGTCCGATAGTTGACTTTCTATCTGATAAGATTGCTTTATTGAGTGGGGCTTTTTCAGGTTTACAAAATCAAGTAGTAAGTTTTATTCAGGGAACTGGCTTTAGTACCGAAAAAATAAAGGAACAAGCTTTAGCAATGCAAGAAGCCGAAAGAGCCACAAGAGATTTTGAAGACTCTTTATCTGCTTTAAATCTAACTCAAGCTCAACAAGAAAGAGCTATTGATGTAAACTTAAAAAAGCTAAAGAATAAAAACATAACTGAGAAGGAATCAAATGCTATTATCAATGAAACTATAAAACTTCAAAAGCAGCAGATTGATGACCTACAAAAGAACCAAAAGAAAGAAACTGAAATATTAAAACTAAAGGTCAAAGGTTATGGCGGTACTAATAGACAAATACTTGAAATAGTTAGGGGACGTTCAGTTGCAGAGCTAAACACTGGGAATGAGGATTTAGACAAAGCTTTAATTGCACTTCAGGAGAATTACGGGAAAAGAGTAAGTACAGTAAGCACCTATGAGCAGAAATACGAAAGAATACAAAACGTAAAAGATGCTCAAGATGCTAAATACAAATCAGCTCAGGAGGCAAGACAAAAAAGAGTTGAAGAAGAACAAAAAAAGAGTTTAGAACGTCAACAAAAACAACTTGATGACTTTGATAAGGCACAAAAAGAAAGAGAAGATGCTGTTAAAACTGGATTTGATAAGACCTCAAAAATAACTGAGGACTATTACAAGCAGGAATCAACTAAACTTTTAAATCAGAATTTAACAACTGAGCAACTAAAAAAAGAGCAGGATGAATTAGATTTAAAACGACTAAATCAGCAACTTGAAAACGCCAAAATGTATGGGCAAAGTACAGTTGATTTAGAGTATCAATTAGCTCAGAAAAAAGTAGGTATTGCAAAAGAAGCAGCAGATGCTCAAAAGAAAATTGATGATGAAACCGCAGCAAACAGAGTTAAGGCTTTAGACTCAGCATCAAATACTTTAAAAACATTTGCAAGCGTATTAGGTGAAACGACAGCTGAAGGAAAAGCTTTAGCAATTGCAGCTACTACTATTGATACGTATAAGGCCGCTCAGAGTGCTTATGCAAGTTTAGCAGGAATTCCAGTAGTAGGACCAGCTTTAGGAGCAGCAGCCGCAGCCGCAGCAATAGCCTCAGGGTTAGCAACAGTTAATAAGATTTTAAGTGTTCAGGTACCGGGTAGTTCAGGTGGTGGTTCAATCCCATCAGCACCACCAATGACACGTCCTTCAAGTTCATTCACTCGTATAGATAATACTAATCCGATTGATGTAAACAATACTGGAGCAACTAAAGTCTATGTTACTGAAACCGACATCACCAATACACAAAAAAAGGTTGACGCTATTAAAGCTAAAGCAGTTATAGGTTAAAACTTATCTAAAATAAACTATCTAAATATATGGCTAAATTACCTTTATACGAACTACTTATAAACGAAGATGAAGAAACTGGAGTTGACTTTATTGCTTTAGTAGATTCGCCTGCAATTGAATACGACTGGGTAGCTTTTAAGAGTGAATTTGAAACTTACAACGACTATCCTAAAGCTGCAAGTGAAAACGCAAAAAGAGCATTAGAACTTAGGGACAAATACCAATTAAATTGTGGCACTCCAGTTGGATGGACAAGAGCTAATCAATTGGCTAATGTAGAAAATATCAGCAGAGAAACGATTGCAAGGATGTCAGGCTTTGAACGCCACAGAGAGAATTCTAAAGGCGACCCTAAAGAAGACTGCGGGGCTTTAATGTGGTTAGCGTGGGGTGGCGATGAAGGGATAGAGTGGGCAAGTAGAAAATTACAACAGATTGACTTAGCAACTCAAAAAATCTCTATTGACTATGATGATACTTTAAGTACTTCAAGAGGACAAGAGTTAGCGAGTAGATTATTATCTGAAGGAGTAGATTTATATGTCATCTCAGCTCGTAATGATAAAGAGGGGATGTTAGAACTTACTAATAAGTTAGGCATCCCTGAATCAAAAGTTTTTGCTACTGGTTCAAATAAGGCAAAAGTAGAGAAGGTTAACGAATTAGGAATCTCTAAGCATTACGACAACAACGCAGAAGTAGTTAAGGCACTTGGAACAATCGGGGAAAAGTTTATAGTTGAGCCAAAAGCAGGAGAAAGCCAAGACGAGTTTGTAAGTAGGTGCATAGGAGTTGAGGTTAATGGCGGAATGAGTCAAGAACAAGCAGCAGCGGTTTGCTATGCTAAGTGGGAAAAGAAAGGCTTTAGCTTTAAGACAACTGACAAGCAAATAATCTCAGGACCAGCAATGATTCCGAACCAATCTATCTATCGTAGAGGAAAAGATGGTGAAGAGTATAATGTAGTTTTCTCAAAAGAAACGATTCAAAAAATAGTAGAGAGATATTTCAAAAACCAATACAATAGCAACTTTAATCTGCAACATAAAAAGAATATGTTAGCGGAAGGGGTTTACTTAATTGAGTCTTTCATCATTGATTCAATGCGTGGAATTAAAGCACCAGAAGGCTTTGAAGATTTACCAGATGGTAGTTGGTTTATTTCGTGTAAGGTGGACAACGAGGAGATTTGGAATGACTACATTAAGAGTGGTAAGTTTAAAGGATTTTCTGTTGAAGGATTATTCACAGACAGAAAAGTTGAGATGGTTACTAATGTCCAAGAGGCAATCGCACTTGTTGATAAATTAAAATTGAATAAACAAAATATATATACAAATAATATGAGCGATGTAAAAGAGCTTTTAACTAAGTTGAAAGAAATCTTCTCAGAAGAAGTAGCTTCTTTTGAGGAGGCAAAATTAGCAGATGGAATTACCATCATTAAATGGGAAGGACCATTGGCAGAAGGTACGAGTGTAATGGTAGTTAGCGAGTCAGGTGAAGTCCCAGCTCCAGATGGCGAACACGAATTACAAGACGGCAGAAAAATCACTGTTGAAAATGGAAAAGTAACCACTTTGGTTATGCCTGAAACTCCAGCTGAAATGCCTGAAGCACCAGTTGAAATTGAAATTGAAGCTAAACAAAAAATGGCTGAAGACTATATGCCAATGGTTGAAGAAATGGGTGCTAAAATCATGAAGTGCGAAGAAATGATAATGGAACTTCAATCAAAAATGAAAGAAATGATGGGAGCTACTGAACAAAAAATGGATTCACAAAAAGAAGCTTTTTCTAAGTTAGTTGAAATCGTTGAGAAGTTAGCAGATGCGCCTTCAGAAGTGATTGACACAAAAGCTTTCAATGTTAATTTCAAAGCTGAAAAAGACAACCAATACAATAAATTAAACGAAATTTTAAACATATTAAATAAATAAAAAATGGCATTCTCGGTAGGTACTATCACTGGCTATGTAAAAGCCAACGAAAGAGAATTATTGACTAAGTCTTTATTCTCAGCAAAATCAATTTCTTTGGCTACAAAAATGCCAAACGTAAAATCAGCCGCACAAGTTAACGTGATGGATACAGACGCTGTGTTTCAATCAGGTACTTCATGCGGATTCTCTGCATCAGGAACAACAACTTTTACAAATAGAAGAATGACTGTTTCTCCTATTCGTGTTCACGAATCTTTATGTCCAAAAACTTTAGAAGATACTTACTTACAGTTAGTATTGCCTAATGGTTCAAATCCAAAATCTATTCCATTTGAACAACAATTTACAGACTTAAAAACTGGTTTGATTGCTCAAAATTTGGAGAGAGCTTTTTGGCAGGGTGACATCACTTCAGGTGATAATGCTTTAGCTCGTTTTGATGGTTTAATTAAAATCATTACTACGGTTTCAGGTTCTGCAATTGCTGCTAACAGTTCAGTATTTATGGCTGGAGCTCCTTACTCAGCTTCGGGAGGTATTACAGTATCAAACGTAAATGCAATCATGCAAGGTATTTTCAGAGCTATTCCTGCTGCTTTACTTGATAAGCCTGATACAGTTATCATGTGCGGTATTGATACTTTCAGAACTTACCAATTAGCATTAACTAACGCTAACTTGTTCCACTACAACACAGATGCTTCAAACACTAATTTTGAAATCGTCATTCCTGGAACTAACATCAAGGTTATCGGTGTAAATGGATTGAACAGTACTGGCAGAATCTATGCTTTGAGAACTTCAAACATGTTCTTCGGTTGCGACGTTTTAGGCGAAGAGTCTAAATTTGAATTGTTCTGGGCACAAGAGGCAATGGAAGTTCGTTATGTAGCGGAATTCAAAGCTGGTGTTCAAATAGCATTTCCAGCAGAAGTAGTTTACTACGTAGGTTCTTAATTAATTAACTAAGAGGGGGTGGGGTTTGAAAAGTCAAGCCTTACCCTCTTTTTATAAAAATAAAAGGAGAAAAAAATTATGCCATGTGCAGTAACAGCAGGATATACTCTTGATTGCAAAGACGCAGTAGGAGGTTTAAAAAATATCTACTTCGCAAACGGATTACCAAGCGCAGCTACTATAACAAGTACAACTGCTTCAGGTATTTCTAACGTAAGTGGAGTAAGTTTCTACAAGTATGAGTTGATGCCACAAGCAGCAGATTCATTCACTGAAGAAATCACATCAACACCAGCTAACGGAAATGTTTTCTATACTCAAACAGTAGTAGCAAATTTTGCTAAGATGAGCCAAGCTGACAGAAACAGATGGTACACTTTAGCTCAAGCAAGAGTTTTGACTATCATTGAGAAAAAGGATGGAACATTTTGGTTATTGGGTCAAGTAAACGGATTAGAAGTTAGTGCTGGTTCACATACAAGCGGAGCAGCAATGGGTGACTTTAACGGAACTCAAATCACCTTAACTGGTATGGAAGCTCAACCAGCGCAAATCTTAACTTCAACTTCAGCTTTCACTAAAATTTAAAAGTTTTAAGTAGAGTTTTTTCATAGGTAGATTAGGCAATCAGAAATGGTTGCCTTTTCTATTTTATAACTTTTTACGATTTTAATATATAGATATATGATTCATCTTAATTTTGGATTAAACGAAGTATTTGCAACTGCGAGTGAAAATATAACTATGCCAAATGCAGGCAATTGGGATAAATTCAATGAAGGTTATTTTGGTATTTATTCGCAAGTAACTAAACAGACAAAGTGGGTTTATGTTGTTAATTCAACTACTTACTATCCAAGAATAGATAATTTTACTATTGAATTGGTAGCAAATATTGGAGATGAAGACTTGCAAAATGGTAGAGTTTATTTGAAAGATACTGGAAATTACGAGTATTCAATTTATACAAGATTTGAAAGTAACCCTGAACCAAATACAAGCGAACAACTATTAGAAAGAGGGAAATTATTATACGGATTTAATGAGCTTACAGTAACTACCTACAACCCTAATATTGAAATAATAACTTATGACAGACAGTAAAAGCAAATTTGTTTTTTATAACGAACCAGTAAGCAGTTATCAAGTCCCAATATTTGAAAAGGACAAAAATAAAGAGTACGTAAACTATGGAGAAGATAATAACTATCCAGCTTATTTAGTTGATTTATTCAACCGCTCAGCTAAACATAACGCTATTTTAACTGCTAAACAGAAGTATACTTATGGTAGAGGATTAAAAATAAAAGAAGGATTAGTTATTGATCAGGCAATTAAAGCTCAGGCCTTTTTAGTTCGTCCTAATACCTTTGAAACTCTAAGTGATATATTCAATAAAACTATTTTAGATAAGCGTTTATACGGAGGATATGCACTTCAAATTGTATGGAGTAAGTTAAGTGGTAAGGTAGCACAAGTTTATCACATGGATTTTGCTAAAATCCGTTCTAATGTAGATAACACTTCTTTTTACTACTCGGATAATTGGGCAGATTACAGACCAAAAGTTGTAGAGTACGACGCTTTTAATCCTGAAAAAAGAGAGGGTGTACAGATTCTTTACTATCGTGAATACAGACCGAATTTAAATACTTATCCTTTGCCTGATTATATCGGAGCTATTCCGTATATTGAAAGTGACGTAGAAGTAGCAAACTTTCATAGAGCTAACCTTCAAAATAACTTTTTCTTTGGTGGTATTTTAAACTTTAATAATGGCATTCCGACTGACGAGGAACAAAGAGCATTAGTAAGAAGGATAAACAACAAACATGGCAGCACCGATAACGCTGGCAGATGGATTATTAACTTCTCAGATGGTTCAGATAAAGCTCCTAATGTAATTAGTCTTCAGCCAAGCGAATTAGACAAGCAGTTTGATATACTAAACGATACTATACAACAAGAAATATTCGTAGCTCATAGAGTAACTTCTCCTATTTTTATGGGTATTCGTATAGAAGGCCAATTAGGTGGTAGAAATGAAATGGTAGATGCGTTCAAATTATTTGAACAGAATGAAATCAAACCTGACCAACAACATTTTCAAGAATTATTTAATTACATAATAGGTTTTAACGGAATAAATCAACCTTACGAAGTTCAGCCTTTAGAACCTTTCAGCCCTGAGTTTACTGAGCAAACGTTGATTCAGATTGCGACTAAAAACGAGTTGCGAGAAATGGCAGGTTTACCAAAACTTGAAGAGCCAACACCAGTAACACCTCAAGCATTTTCAGAAGATTCAGAAATTGAAGTTTTCGCAGAATATGGAGTAGATGCTGAAGACTATTTAGAGTTTGAAAGTAGAAGATTAGAAGTATTTGAAGACCATTATAGCTTTGAATCTCATTTAGAATTTAATGAACAAGAATTAGTAGAGTTAGCCTTTGCGATTGAGTCTTTAACTGAAGAAGAAAAGAAGTTAATTAGTCAAGTTAAAAAAGACCCATTAATATCTAAAAAAGATTTAGCCGTGAACTTAGAAATCAGCGAAGGTAAATTAGACGAGTTAATCAAATCTTTAAAAGTAAAAAAAGTTTTGACTTTAACTGAAGGAGCTTGGAACGTAATTAATATTTTACCTACTCAATCAGCGATTGGAAAGATTGCAGACGAGTTGAAAAAGTATGAAGTTAGATACAAATATCAAGGACCTAACGATTCAAAGAACAGAGCTTTCTGTAAGGCTTTATTAAACTTGAATAAACTCTACACAAGAGATGAGATTAGTAAAATCTCTCAACGTGTAGGGAGAAATGTATGGACAAAAAGAGGAGGCTGGTACACTAAACCCGGTACCGATATTCACCTTCCTTATTGCAGGCATCAATGGGCATCAATTTTAGTTAAGAAAAAGTAATGGCAACAGTATTATTTATATCAGAGGAAACTCTCAAACAAGAAACAATAATTTCTGAAAATGTAGACCCGAAATTATTAGTCCCAACAATTAAAGAGGCGCAGAATATTTACTTACTTCCTATATTAGGGACTTCGCTTTACAATCAATTAGTTACTCAGGTATCAAGTAACACAGTAAGTGCTGCTAATGTCACCTTATTGGATACTTATATTACTCCGACTTTGGTTAAGTACTGTATTTATGAGTCAATTTTGCCGTTGAGTTTCAAGTTTCAGAACAAAAATATAGCTACTAAGAACTCTGAGTTTAGCAATCAGGCTTCAATGGATGACTTGAGATACTTGTTAGACTACACAAAGAACCGAGCTGAGTGGTATGCTGAACGATTAAGTAATTTCTTGTTAGCGCATACAAGCACTTATCCGCTATATTTGACCCAACAAAACGCAAACATTGATACTATTTACCCTAATTCAAATAACTATCAAAACGGAATGTATCTCGGACCAGACATTGATTGGGATTTAGTACCACCAAGCGTGAAGTATCAAGGAAACTTTAGAAGAAAAACTTAAACTATGAGAAAAAAAGGAAGTAAAAACAAAGCGAATTTAGAAAAATTAAGAATCTATTTAAATGCAAACCAGCCTAAACAAAGTAGTCAACCTATTACAGGAAATAGCAACAAGTAACGCCTTACTAAATGGGAACTTTACTTTTTGTGATGTCGCAGATTTGGGAGCGAGTGCGCCCTTATCTTATCCTTTGCTTTGGGGCGATGTAAGGCCTTCTAATTTTGGCAGTAAGGTATTCAGTTTAAACTTACAATTGACTGCAATAGACATCGTATTAAAGGACTTGAGTAACGAAAGGGACGTACTATCTGACACGCTACAAATTATCTCAGACGTTATTGCTAAAATTAAACAATCTACTTACTACGGAAGTTATTTTGAGATGCAGGAAAACATTTCTTGTACTCCTATAAAAGATTCTTATGGTGACGAAGTAGCTGGATGGGTTTGTAATTTTACTTTAAACATAGCTAATCCTTACGATAGTTGTTTAATTCCAACAAATTAAAATTTTAAAATAAATAAATATATATAGTTATGATATTAGAGCAAAGAATGTTAGGCGGTAACGGATGTAAATTCATTGATGCAGCCTCAACTGGAAATACTTTTTATGTATTGGTAGTAAATGCTGATTGCGTTTTGACTACTTTGTCAACAGTAGGCGGACAGAACCTATTGACTCAATACGGATTGAGCGGAAAGACCTTAAAACAAGGAATGTTAATCCCTGCTTTTAACGGTGATCCGATTGCAAACATAACTCCAAGTTCAGGTTCTGTTATTGGTTACGGCTATAACATATTAGGTTAATGATTAGCTTAGGTTTAGGAACAGTTGTAGGTGGTAATGGTAGTAGCTTTGGCGGATTTTCTGCCGAGTATCAAGCTATTTTAACTGCTGGTAGTGGATTTACAAGACCATCTGCATCTCAACAAATTTTGCAAAATCAATTAATTATTGATTTAAAAGCAGCTGGTGTATGGGATAAACTTGATTCGTTTATGATGTTTAGAAACGATGGTTCACGAGAATTTGGCACAATCAATTGGGTTAATCCTAACAACTTAGCTACAACTACTACTTATCCTACATTTTCAAGTGGTTATGGCTTTCAAGGAAATAACTCAAATATGTTTTTGAATTTAAATACAACTGGGCAAACTAAATTTACTTTGAATTCTGCTTCTTATGGAGTTTATATTAATGATTTAGGTAATCCAACAACAAATAACAGAGTTTTTATTGGAGCAAATAATAGTAACAACAGAATTCGTTATGCAACTTGTACAATAAATGGAATTCCAGTAGGTTCTATTCCATCAGCTTCTCCAATTAAGCATTGGATGATTAACAAAAACGGAACTGCTTGTACACTTTTTGGTAATGGTTCAAGTCAAGCAACTGCAACTGGTACTGGTACTGCTGAAACTCTAAGTTTTAATGTTTTTAAATATGCAGATTTTGATTCATTTGGTGGTGGTCAAATTTCAGCAGTTTACAAAGGTTCTGATTTGAGCGGACAAGCTGCAAGTTTAGATTTAATTATTCGTAACTACATAGCTTCACTTAATACATTTAGTTCAGATACTTTAGCTTATCAATCAAACATAATTGCAAATGGTGGCACAATTAATTTAGCTACTTTAGATGTGCTTGATACTTACTTCTTCAGACCAGCAGCAACAAACGGAAATATTTTAAATCAATTAGACAGATTAAATATATATGCTGGTTTAGGTAGTTTTCAAATTGCTGCAAGAACTAATTTAATTAAGTCTGCTCATTATGTTACACCAGTTAATTCACCAACATTTGATGCAAATGGTTATAAGTCTAATGGTTCAACATCTTATCTAAATTTAAACTATACTCCATCAAGTCAAGGTGTAGCATTTTTAAAAGATAAAAACATAGCTGGAGTAATTGTTAAGAATCCAGCATTTACAAGTAGCTTTTATTCATTAGGTTCAATCGCCAGTATTGGTGGGGTTGGAGATGTTGCTCATACAATTAACTATTGGAATGGTTCGTTAAGGTCTTATAATAACTCGGATGCAAACCCTTATCCACCATCACTTTCAAATACTAATACAGTTACAAGTGGTTATGTTTTTGGGGTAACAAAACGAACTACAAGTACTAATGCAGAATCAATAATCAATGCTAACTCTGTTGCATCAACTTTAAATTCACTTGCGATGCCAAATATTAGTCAATTTGAATTAGTTATTAATAACAACGGAGGTACTTCAGGGGTTGCATTTGATACTCAATATCATGCTTGTAGTTTTCATGGGTCAAGCGATTTAGATTACACAAATTTTAGAACCTATATTTTAAATGTTTTAACCGCACTTAATGTTTAATATGAATCATAAATTTTTAGAATTAAATATAGTTAGCTGGGCATTGGCTTTTATAGGTTTTATGACGCATTGGCTGCCGGTAGTTCAGTTTCTTTCGTTTACTTTATCGGTTATTATTTCTTTGTGGCAAATCTCTCAAATGCTAAAAAAATGGTTAAAAAAATAAAAGAAAATATCTCAATTTTAAATCATCCAATCACTACGATTTGCGGGTTTGTATGTTTCTTTTATTCACTATTCTTAATCGGATATCCTTTACTGTATGAGCCGAAAACAAAAATTGATATTTACTATCCTATTAGTATTGGAACTGTTGGTCTATGCTTATTGGTTATTCCCGATGATTTGAAAGGAGCTTTAAAAAAGTTAATCAAAAATAAGAGTGAATGATTTTATTACTCCTATATGTTTGGCTTGATGCAATTCGTGATTCAATAGCTCATCATGACGCTTACTATAAGTTAGGTAGATTCTTTTCAAGGGAACGCAGCGAGATGCTAAAGCCTTTGTTCTTTCAATACTTTCCAATGCTATGGGATGCTTGGCATTTAGCAAAGTTTATTCAGTATAACATAGTAGCTTTTTTAATTGTTAAGTCCTTAGCCTTTCCAATAGTAACTACCATAATGAGCTTGTTATTTATATCACTCTATATATGAAAAAACCAAACAATATTATCTACGAATATTTAAAAGACTACCCAAATACCCCAAATAATACTTTAGCTAAAAAGATCTATTCAGATAACCCAGCTCAATTTAAAAGTGTTGAATCAATCAGAAGATTAATTAGGTATTATAGAGGTTCAGATGGTGATGCTAACAGAGGTTTTGCAAAAGAACATATTGATTACTTAGCTAAACTAAAAGAGGAACTACCTAAAGGCGAAAGTGAAAAGGTAGAACCATACTATCTACCAAAAGACCGTCACAAAGTTTTAATTATTAGTGACATTCACTTACCTTACCATGATGATAAGGCTTTATTTGCTGCACTTGAATATGGATTAAAAGAAGAAGTAGATACTATCTATATCAATGGTGACCTTTTAGATTTCGCTTTAATTTCCAAGCACGAAAATACCACTACAAAACACTCGGTTAAATACGAGTTAGACTGTGCTAAAGTATTTTTAAAAGGCCTTAGAGAAATGTTCCCAAAAGCTCTGATTATTTATAAGTACGGAAATCATGATTTAAGGTTTGATAAGTGGATTAGACTTAAAGCTCCTGAGCTATTAGATATTGAGCACATAAATTTAGCAGAGATACTCGGACTTAGGGAACTTGAGATAATTCAATTAGATAGTTTACAATGGTGCTATATGTTTGACATCGCAGTTTTGCATGGTCACGAACTACCAATGAAAAGTGGAGGGATTAATCCAGCAAGAACAGCGAGGTTAAAGATAAATAGACCATTAATTATAGGTCATTTTCACAGACAAAGCAAAGATGCTGGAATGATTTTAGGAAAACCATATTATTATGCTTATTCAACTGGATGCTTGTGCGATTTATCCCCAGCTTACATGCCAATTAACGATTGGGTACATGGGTTTATTTTAATTAATCAAGGACAAGTCTATCAAAAGGAGGTTATAAATGGAACAGTTATCTGAGGAAACAGTAAATGAAGAAATCATCTACGAAGCATGCGAAACAAGGGGAGAAATTATACACATTTGCTCGGTAGCTTTAGGGGTTTCTGAGGCCTACGATTACTCTATGCAGAGCCGAGAAGACAAGGACCGAATAGATAATATTAGGCGAATGGCTTTAATACTTACAGAAGGATTTTTAACTGAGATATATTATGAAAACTATGAAGATTAGCGAACACATAAGTTACGATGAGGCTACCTTGTCACCAACAGCGATAAGAAACGGAATATCTAACCAGCCTAATGAACAAGAATTAACCAACATGAAATTGGTTGCTGAGCATTGTTTTGAACCATTAAGAAAAATGTGGGGAAAGCCAATTAAAATTAATTCTTTTTTCAGGTCGCAAAGTTTAAATCAGTTGGTAGGTGGAAGTCCATTAAGCCAACACACCAAAGGACAAGCAATAGATATCACTACTGGTAGTAAATCAGAAAACAAAAAGTTATTTGAACTTGCAAAAACTTTAGACTTTGACCAGCTTATTAATGAGTACGATTTTAGTTGGTTGCACATCTCTTTTAAGTCATCAGGAAACCGCAAACAAATTTTAGTTATAAAGTGAACCAACAGAAAAAAGAAGACATAATCATTTTAATTTTGTGCATCATTTGGGTAAGCTATTTACTATCTACACTACTATGAAATCATTATTGAAATACAAAGCTACTCCTGAACAGATAAAAGCCATTGCAGAACACGAATTAAAAAGAAAAAAGTTAATAGCTGAAGTAGAAAAAGAATGGGAATTAAAACAAAAGACTGGTAATTATTTAAAGAATGGGAAAAGGAAGTAATTCAGCAATTAGTTTATTTATCATTTTAGCTTTGTGTATTGGCTTGTTTTACACGAACTGGTATAAGTTTAAGCCAGCCCAACAAATAAGTGATACAACCATCCAAAATAGGTTAAACGATAACCTTAGAATTGATACTATTATAAAGAGATATGATTCTTTAATTTACAAAACCAAGATTAAAACAAATGAAAAAATTATTTATATCTATCTTATTCCTGATAGCGTTTTGCTTGACAGCATCAAGTCAGGACTGCAAGACTTTGACTCCATCGGAAATGCGAAAAATCCTAAGTATAATGGAACAGAATAAAAGCATTAGTATAATCTCGCATACACAAAAAGAAGTGATAGAAATTCTTGAACGCAAGGTGGGAAACTACCGAGATATAGCCGAGCAATACCAGTATCAAACCAAAAGTTTAGAAAAAGAAAACTTGGTCCTTGAATCTAAACTAAAATTCCATCAAAAACTTAGCCTAATTGCTACAACTTCAGCAATTATTTTAGGCCTGATCATTATTTTTTAAAAATTAATATCTCTGATTTATAGCACTTTACAAAAAGTGAGGGAATTATTTTGTCTAATTTGTTTGCAGGTGTTTGCAATTGTAAACCATTATACTATCTTCGTTCTACAATTAACCACTTAAAAATAACTAATTATGAAAATTCAAAATCTTATTAAAAAAGCAAATCAAAATAATTTTCAGGATTATTCAGATTGCCCACATCCTGACAGAGTAGAGTATCCAAATATTAATTGCTTAATTATGACTTGTAATAAAGGCGATTATGATGGAGAAGTTATTGATGTTTTATATAATTATACAACAGGAATAATAATTTCAGCATCTGTTTATTCGCAATTTTATGGCGTTCAATCTAAATTTAAATTAAATAATTAATCAACTCAGGGGTGCGACTGACCAACGCACATTTAACCACTTAAAAATAACTAATTATGAAAAACCAAATCACAATCGGCAAAGAAGTTTCAAACAAAATGTTAAACGGCAGAACTTGCAAACCAACCTCATTTGTAGGAGAAGATTCAGTAAGAGTTAAGTTCACTTACTGGTGTAAAAATTCAAGAACTGAAAAGTCATTCTTTAAAATTTATTCAATTGCAGAATTTGTTAAAGCTATCAACTAATATGAAAACAAATAAATGGATTTCTTTGGAAGGTGACATTGATTTTAACTTATCTGTTAGATGTATCAATTTACCATTAAACAAGAAGAATTACAAACTACTTGATAGGTATTGCAGAAAAAATAGTTATAGGAGTCGTTGTGTACACGAATGGGATTGTTGTGGATGCGTAAGTTCAGTAACTACTTGGCTAAAATATGTTAATACCAGTCATTATGGAATGCCACAAATAGCCATTTATCAAAAAATTAATTTCAATTACTAACATGAAAAAACTACTTTACATCATTTTAGCTCTTGCCTTATTCCAGTCAACTGCTTACCTACCTTACAAGTTCTTTTTACCTATGCTGGTAGCATCAATCTTAATTATCATTACACAAATCAACCTTTACATATATGACCGAAAAAAAACGACTGCAAAGCTTTAGACTAAGCGAAGAATTGATTAGACAGATTTCAATTCATCAGGACAAAATCAATCAAACCCGCTCAGCTTATGAGGGTATCTACACAAAGGACCAGCTCATTACTGATGCGATTAAACACTTTTTAAAATCTAAATAACATGGACAAAATTAAAATTACTTTTGAAGCTTACGGAATTAAGCATTCAGTAGAAATGGATGAAGGCTGCGATATTTTTGAACTGTGCAGAGTAGTTTCTAACTTAATTGAATCAATGACTTTTCAGCCTGAATCAATTATTAGAGGTTATGAAAACGAAATTAAAAGATTGGAGGGGCAACTATGACCTTAGAAGAATTCGCAGAAGATACCATCACTAATTGGTATGCAATGGGTCAAAAAGATTTCCCTACTTGTTTACAACTTGCCGAGAGTTTAGGCTTATGGAATTTCGCAGCTGAGCTTAAACAAATGGAGCAAGAGAACCAGCAGAATCAAAGAGATGCAATTAACGATTTTAAAGATTTAATTTATCAAATTTCAAACCCCTTTAATAATGGATACTAAATCACCAGTACAATGGTTGGCAAATGAGGTTCAAGAATACTCATTAATCAATCCAAATTTAATGCCTGCTTTTAAATTGTTAGTAGAACACGCATTAAAAAAAGAAGAGCTAAAAGCTAAAGAAGAATACCTAAAAGGATTTACTAATTCAACATCAAACAATTTAAACTCATTTGAACTATGACACTATTTATCAATCGTTTACAAAGGCTAATCAAACTTAGACAATTAGCAATTGAAGACTCAAACATTTGCAAAAAAATCCAAGCCGACCTACTTATCAGGCAAGTTTCGGAAAAAATTAACTACTTAACCCACTTTAGCTATGACCAAACCAATTAAATCTAAATACCCCGAAAAACTCGTAATTAGATTAAGGCAAATTGAAGCATCTGAAGAGCTGGTAGAGGCTTGGCAAACTTACAATCAGGCGAGACGATTTGTAGATAAGTACGAAACAGAAGAAAACTACTCACAGATGGCTCAGGCACTTGAAAACTGGCAAATAAAAAACAATAACTTAGAAAAAATCAATCAAGAAATTAACCAATTTACTAATTTAAAATTCTATGGAAAACCAAAACTTAACACATTGGAAAAAGCTGACTAATCCGAACTACATAGGAAGCGAAATCCTACAACCTGGTCAAGAATTAAAGCTTACAATTGAGAAGGTTCAAAAAGAACAAGTAAAGACTGCTGAAGGATCGCAAGAATGTATCGTAGCTTACTTTAAAGGAGGCCAAAAAGGAATGATAATAAACAAGACCAATGCTAAAATCATTACTAAAATTCTGGACACTCCTTACATTGAACACTGGGCAGGCAAATCAATCATTATCTATGCTGCGAAAGTTCGTGCATTTGGCGAAACAGTAGAAGCATTAAGGGTAAAAAATCAAAAAGCATAAATATGAAAAAAATAACTGCTATGCAATTGATGCTTGAAGAATTAATGATTCACGAATATACCATCCCACTTGAACTTATTGTACTTTGTAAAGAGTTAATTGAATTGGAACAAAATCAAATTATGGAATCTCATTTATCTGGATATCAAACTTATTACTTTTATAATTTAGATGGGACAATGATTTATGATTCACCTGAACATTATTATAATGAAATATATGGAGGTAACTATGTTTGATAACAATAGATTCGGTTTAATAACCGGCAGTAAATGCTCAGTACTATTCCCTAAAAGAAGTGCCGAGAAAGGCCAACGAACCTATGCTAAGCAATTAGCAAATCAAATGTTCTTTAAATTTTATGATGAAAAAGGAACTTGGCAAACAGAACATGGTCATTTAGCAGAAAGTTCAGCCTTTGAATACTACCAGCAACATTTTTGTAAGGATGCAGAATACCAGCCACCATTTGAAATGTACATGGAATTCGGAGGTTCAGCAGATTGCATCGCACCTGAATGGGGAGTAGACTTTAAATGTCCAACAAGTTTAGAAACTTGGTTAGATTATCTACACGAAGGAATAGACGAGCAACAGTATTATCAGGCTCAGATGTATATGTTCCTTTATGACCGCCCAGAATGGCATATTTGCGCCTACTTACTTGAGACAAACCGAATGAGCGACAATGGTTTGACTTATCCAGTAGACCATGACAAACGAATGATAATAACTAAGGTTAAAAAAGAAGAAGGCTGGAGCGATTTACTACTTGAACGAGGCGAACCAGTTATCCAAATGAGGAACGAATTTTATAACATCTTAATACAAAACTTTAAATGAAACAAACAGCAGTAGAATGGTTATTTAACCAAATTAAAAAGGACATAATTGGCATTGAATACGATTATGCAGATGAATTAAATCAAGCCAAAGAAATGGAGAAGGATCAGATGATTGATTTTGCTTCTTGGATAGCCAAATCTGAATGGATGAGTATTTGGGTAGTTGATAAGTGGATGTGGGAATCCCAAAAAGAAAATTCAAATACAAATTACAAAACGGATAAAGAACTATTTGATATTTACTACAACGAAACATACGGAGGTACAGATGAAATTTGATAACCCATTTTTAAGAACTTTAGCCAAAAAGTACAACTTTAATGTGCTTGAAGAATGGGCCATCTACATTCAGAATGCCAAAGACAAAGACAATTTAAACGAAATTGAAATGATGATTTACGAACTGGCAAAGATTAGCGGATACACATTTGAAGATATCAGAGGAACTTGCCGAAAACGTGAGCTTACAGAAGTAAAACACATTGGTAGATACATAGCTTGGAACAATAAGTTAGGTTCATTATCCGAAATTGGTCATGCATTTGGTCATAAGGACCATTCAACAATAATCCATTCAAGAGATTTCGTTGATTCTATGCTCCAAATTAATGAAAAATTATTTATGACAAATTTCAACAAATACAAACATCTTTTACATGGGGATAATCAGTCCCTATCAAATTAGCAAAACTTACAAAAAAAACAACTTTTGATATTATGAAACCAAAATCACAAAAGGCTGCAATATTCAGCCTATTAAACTCAGGGATTAAACTTGACCTGATGAAAGCTTTTAAACTTACTGGCACTATGAAATTAGCTGCAAGAGTTAGCGAATTTAGAAACATGGGTTGCAACATTGAAGGCGAGGTTAAGCACTTTAAAACTAAGTTCGGAACGGCAGGAAAGTACATGGAGTATTCAATGAAAGCGAATAAAGCCAGCAAACAACTTAGCAAATACTATGTTAATAACTAATTTTTTACTTAGTTTTAAAGCTAATTAAGTTTGTATTGGTTTCGCAGCCAAATGATGATATTTAAGAAAATAAAATATTGCCGATTGATTAAGGACTGGGTCGTCATCAACCCTTGCGAAGTTCTTAGTTGGTCGGCTTTCATATTTATGGCAGAGAATAAAAATTCATTCGTTCTGTATGCAGATATTATTCATACAGTATCAATTTTAGATGATTCTAAGGCAGGAAAATTGTTCAAACATATATTGGATTATGTCAATGATAAAAATCCAATTAGTGAAGATATGTTAGTTAATATTGCCTTTGAACCAATCAAGCAACAACTTAAAAGAGACCTACAAAAGTGGGATGAGATTAGAGATAAAAGAGCTTTAGCTGGTAGTATTGGTGGGCATTCTAAAGCAAAACGAAGCAAAACCAAGCAAATTGTAGCAAATGCTAAAAGTGCTAAGCAAAACGTAGCAAATGTAGCTGTAAATGGTAATGTAAATGTAAATGTAATAAATAATAGTATAGAGAATATCCAATCTATTTTTATTTCTAAAACTGATACAGAATGGACTAAACAATTTGCATTAAAAGAGGCTGAGAAATTCTTTAATTACTACTCATCAAATAATTGGATGGTTGGTAAAAACAAAATGAAATCAATTGAACACACAATAGCTAACTGGATACTTAGAGTTGAAAAACCAGTACTAAAAAATGCTCCTAAACCCTTTGATCCTTCAAAAGTAATTTGGTAACTATGGGAAAGATTATACAAGCTAACGACATACAAGAGCAACTCATGCACTTGCACAAATACGGACAAAATGCAGGGTTAAAAATCGGTTTTAATAACTTAGATAAACTCTACTCAATAAAACAAGGTAGATCAACAATCATCTACGGGCATCCAACCAGCGGGAAAAGTCAGTTCCTAATTCAAATACTTTGCGCTTTAGCAACTAAACACAATAAAAAGTGCTTGATTTATACTCCTGAAACTGGATCAGCGCACGAAATATTTGCAGAGATAATACACTGCCTAACTGGAAAGACCTTTGACAAACGATCTATAAACTATCAAATCAGCGAAAAGGAGCTTTATACAGTTTATCCATTTGTTCAGGACTATTTTAAGGTTATTGATGTGGACGAGAAAGGATTGGACTTTGACGAATGGTTAAATTTAACAGACGAGGCAATTCGTGACTATGGGATATTCAGTAGCTCAGTAGACAACTGGAACGATATAGAACACAAATATACTGGTACCATTAGTGAATACCTAAAACAACAGTTACCGAGAGTAAATAGACACGCAAGAAAAAACAATACTCACAATTTTATAGTATCTCACGCAAGAAACCCTGATATGCGAGGCGGTGATAAGTACCCACCAGCACCCCGACCAGATGAAATTGAAGGCGGTTCAGTTTGGTATGCTAAGGCTCTCAACTTAATTTGTGTTCATAGGGATTACGAAGAACATGGCGAAGGGTGGAGACAATCCAGCGAGGCTCAAATAATTATTCGCAAGATTAAAAAAAGGGCAGAAGGCGAAAAAGGAACGGCTAAACTTAACTTTGATGTGTTTAGGAATGCTTACTACGAAAACTTAGGCGAACGCCACTACTTAGAAACACCATTTAACGGATTAGAAATTAAAACACCATTTTAACTATGAATATTTTATCTTTATTTGATGGCATGAGTTGTGGTCAACAAGCACTCAACCGATGCGGTTTTACCATCACTAACTACTTTGCAAGTGAAATAGATAAACACGCAATTAAAGTAACTCAACACAACTATCCAAATACTATACAGCTCGGATCAGTTGTTAATGTAAATGGGTACGAATTACCTAAAATTGATTTATTGATAGGAGGTTCACCTTGCCAATCTTTCAGTTTTGCTGGTAAACGAAAAGGAATGAGTACAAAGGATGAGCAAGAGATACTTACCTTAGAACATTATTTACAATTGAAATCTGAAGGCTTTGAGTTTGAAGGACAGTCTTATCTGTTTTGGGAGTACATGAGGCTATTAAACGAGATTAGAACTAAAAATCCTAATATCTATTTTTTAATTGAGAATGTTGAAATGGGCGAAAAATGGGAACTTGTTTTAAGTAGGGCTATTGGTGTTAAAGGTATTCACATTAACTCTGCTTTAGTTTCTGCTCAGAATCGCAAAAGAATTTACTGGACAAACATAGGAATGAAACCAAGCGGATTATTTGGAGATTTAGAAAGCATTATTGAGCAACCAAAAGATAAAGGAATTTTACTCAAAGATATTTTAGAAATTGAAGTTGATGAAAAATATTTTTTAAGTGAAAAAATGATTAAAGGATTTTTAGCTCATAATAAAAGACATATTGAAGAAAAAAACCAAACTGGTTTTAATTGGAAACCAACTGAAGGTAATAAAAAAGGCGCATGTTTAAGAGCAAATGCAGCATTAGCACCTACTGACAATTCAATAATAATCCACAATACAATGCCAAGATCAAGTACAACTAATAAAGGTGGAACTGGCCCATTAAGCAGAAAAGATGTAAAGACTTATTGCTTAGATACTGGTAATACTAATGCAGTTGAAATAATGCCAATGGATTTTAGATTTGATGAAGGATTTAGGCCAAGAGAAAATGGTAAAAGCCCAACACTTTGTTTAGGCAGTGAAAATGGATTAAGTGGTAATGCCTTAGCTATGGTAAATTCACGAATCCGAAGACTTACTCCAATAGAATGTGAAAGACTACAAACAGTAGCAGACAACTATACAAGTTGTGTAAGTGACTCTCAAAGATACAAAATGCTTGGTAATGGATGGACTATTGATGTAATTTGCCACATATTAAATTACTTAAAACATGAATAACTTAGAACGCTATGAGTATTACAAAGCTCAACAAGACAGACAATTTAATTTTACTTTAACCAATCACGCAATGGCAGATATAGAACGAAGAATAGGCAGGCGACCACAAAGAATTCAAGCCGTAATTGACTTGGAAAACTTCCTAAATGATTCCGAAAACAAGATTTCCAAAATACCTAATGAGGCTTTAAGGAACGCCAAACTTGACCAGCTTAAGTTACTTTACAAAGTACATGATACAATTAGTCAGATGCTAACTGCCGAAATGTACGCACTTACTAAACTTGACGAGGCAAAACAAAAGATATTAGAACTGGAACAACAGAACTACGATTTATCTACACGAATAAATGTACTTGAATTGTGAAAAACTAAAGAATAACTTATACATGCAAACAGATATTATAAATTAAATTTGAATAACAATTAAAAACCACTTACAATGAGATTAAAAACTACTTTAATGGCAGCAAACATGGTACAACCTGACTGCTTTATTTACTTAGAAGATGAAAAAAGATTCTTTTATGTTGATGATACAGACCATGATGGAAATTATTGCATCTTTTATTTTGAAGAAGGAGTTAGTAAAAGAGGATTAGATGAATTTATTTTAACTTTTCATAGAAACAAAAAACTAATTATTTACGACCCATATGTTAATCAACATCAATCTTTGTCTTAGCGACATCCCTCAAGACAAAATCTTTACTTCAAAAAACGGAAAGAAGTACCTTTCAATTTGCGTAACTGACAGAAAAGAACCTGACCAGTTCGGTAATGACTTAACTGCCTACATTAACCAAAGCCAAGCCGAAAGGGAAGCAAAGCAGCCTCGTAAGTTTGTAGGTACTGCAAAGAACTTAAAGAAGACTGCTTTAACTGAGAAAAACGATTTGCCATTTTAATGAAGCTCAAGACTTGTAAAATCTGCAAGGTTAAGTTTGAACAATTTAAACCAATTCAACAAGTATGCTCCCCTGCTTGCGCTATCTTGTTAGCTGAGAAAAATAAAGCTAAAAACGAGAAAAGGGAAAAGACTAAGATTAAAAAAGAGCTAAGAGAATCAGCTAAGACAATTAGTAGCTACCGAAAGGAACTGCAAATAATCGTAAACAAGATAGTGCGAGAAATTGATGCAGGATTTAATTGTATTAGTTCTGGCCGACCTTACAAAACTAATGATCAAGCTGGGCATTATTACTCAGTAGGTGCTTATCCAAGTCTTAGATTTAATCTTCATAATATTTATTCGCAATCGGTAGCAGATAACTTATATAAGTCAGGTAACCAAATTGGTTACACTAAAGGTTTAATAGATACTTTTGGCGAAGAATGGATTAAGATAGTTACTCAATTGCCTGAAGAATACAGAGAAATCAAGTTAGACAAAGAAGATATTAAGCAGTCTATCCTAAACGCTAAGGACTTTCTTAAAATAGTGCAGGAGTATAAGAAAGAAAACGAGTTATTGATTAGTCATCGGATATACTTAAGGAACTTGGGAAATAAGACTATCGGGATTTATGCTGAGTAAAAATGAAATAATACTTCAGTTCTACAATAGCCCAAATCCGATGCAGATTTGCAAGAAAATATCGCATCAATATTACACCGACGACCTACTGCACGAATGTATTTTAACTTTATACGACTTAGACGAACAAAAGATATTAGATGCTTACAAAAACAACTACTTGACTTACTTATTTTACAAGATAGTGAGCAACTCTTATGTATCTTACACCAGTCCATTCGCCAAGAAATACAAACATTTTGAAAACAATACTAATAACTTTGAAAAAATTAAGACAGAAAGCGATTTTGAAAGCAGCGATTTTGAGATTGAGAATGAGAAATTTACTCAAGACATTGAAAACTCAATAGCCGAGCTTGAAGAATATGACCGAGAGCTGTTTAAACTTTATATCCAATTCGGAGACTTTAGAAAAATAAGCAATCTGGTAGACATCAAGTACGGAGCAGTCAGACACTCTATTTTACAAACAATAAACTATTTAAAAACAAAACACCATGAACAATTTAATAACTTGCATTTTGATTGGTTCGGCAGGGTATGTAATGAGCCAAACAATGATAGATTTCTGGAGGAAGAAATTTAATACTTACCCTAAAAAACCTTTGAGCTGTGGTTACTGCCTTTCGTTTTGGATTGGGTTAATTACTTTTCTAATTAAAGAACCTAATTTATATGCGTTTGGTTACGCTTGTTTTAGTGCAGTCATGTCTTCTATTATCTTTAAAAAAATAACTCAATGAATCAAGAAATTTACGATTTACTCCTTCCTTTAAAACCAAAGTGGGAAGTCTACAAAAATGAACATCATTCAATTTTCACTAATATTGATTTTAATTTGGTACAAGAGGCTTGGTCTAAAATGTTTGGCGCACCTCCGAGAAATTTAGGTTGTCAATCTTGCGTTCAGGAGTTACTGACAAGAGTATTTATTCAGTTTGATAATTTTGTTCCTCAGCCTAAAAGAAAAAGAAATGCTAAAGTTTAAACACAGCGGTAATACTGGCGATATTATTTACTCACTAAACGCAATTAGAAAGGCTTGTCAAGATAATGAGTCTTTAGGCGTACTTTATTTGCATTTGAATCAACCTTTAAGACACATTATGGCAGGACACCCACTCGGCAACGTGATGTTAAACGAGTATATGTTTAAAATGTTGAGGCCTTTATTGCTTAGTTGTGAATTTATAGCTGATGTAATGGTTTACAATGGACAAAAAATTGATTACGACTTAGATAAGTTTAGAAATATTGGTTTAAATTTAGGTGGTGGAGATATTAAGAAATGGTACTACTACGCTTACCCTGAATTAACCTTTGACATTGAAGGACCATTGTTTACTTCAGATAACCCTAAAGAGGACTTTTTGCTAATAAATCGCACAAATAGGTATCAAAATGGGCAAATTGACTATTCTTATTTAAATGATTACAACATTAAGCAAATGTTTGCAGGCACTAAGGATGAATTTGAGGTAATGAAAAAGAACTTGCCAAGAATTGAATACTTAAAAGTAAATGATTTTAACGAACTAAAAGACTATATCTCATCATCAAAAGTATTTATTGGCAATCAATCAATGTGTTTTGCAATAGCTGAGCAATTACAAACTGACAGAATTTTAGAAGTTTGCTTTGGTTGTCCTAATGTCATTCCTGCTGGTGGGGAGTTTTACGATGTCTTTAACCAAAACGGATTTAAATATGCATTAAACAATTTATTAAAATAATATGGCAGAAACAAAAAAAGCAAGAGAAAGAAGACTCAAAGAAGGCTTCTTTGAAAAGTACATTGATGGCAAAAAAGTAATTGACATCGGTGTAGGTAGATTTGATACTTGGGATGGAGCAGATGCAGTTAGTCCTGATTGTGAAGGATGGGACAAAGACAACGGAAATGCTGAATACATGGAAGGTGTAGCCGATGAAACTTATGACACAGTTTATAACAGTCATTTGCTTGAACATTTGCACCAACCTGAATTAGCTATCCACAATTGGATGAGAATTTTAAAACCTGAAGGGCATTTGATTATTGCCGTTCCTCATCGTGACCTTTACGAAAGGAAAACAAATTTGCCAAGTAAATGGAACGGAGATCATAAATTTTTTATTTTACCCGAAACAGAAGAACTTCCTGACACAAGAAGTCTTAGAAAGTTAATTGAAGAAGGTTGCAAAGAATACGAGTTTCAGATTATCTCAATTGATGTTCATGATAGTTGCACAAATAAGGATAGACCTGAAGAACATGGAAATGGAGAATACCAAATTCAAGCTATCATTAGAAAACTATGAAAGAGCATTATACACAATTAGAAAACGGAAGTTATAAAAGTAACCATTTTCAAAAACCTGAAGACATTTATTACAATGACTATTGGTCACCAAATATGAATCATTCAACTATTCACCAGCAAGTCGGCAACGTAGTAGAAAAGAATGTACTTGTTAAAAACGCATTGACAAAGATTGAACCCAAAAAAGTACTTGAGATAGCATGTGCGCCCGG